TAAGCCAGAATCTACTAATACTTTTAAACTATGGCGCACCTCGGATTGATCGTCAGGGAAATTAATAATAGGGTTTGCCATGGTTAAAACAATTGTTCTTCTTTCGGAAGTGAATATACCAAGCTTTCCTTATAGCTTAAAATTTTGTAATCACCCAAATCATCAGCTAATTTCTTAGCTTCTTTTAATTCTTGCTCCATATGCTGGATGTTATCATCGTATTGTTTATTAGCACGTTGTTGTAGTCGCACTGAACCGTGAGTTGTAGATTCTTTTTCAATGCCATTTTCTTGCATAAATTGTTGTATTTCTTCTCTACATAAAGCTTCAGCTTCGTTAAATACTTTTTGTTGCAATTTAATACTTTCTAATTTTTCCGTCAATTCATTTAAGCCATCCATAATATCAACGGTCATGATTAGACAATGGCGAAGGGGCAAAGTTACGATCAATGAGCTGGGTGATTTCTTCTAAGCTTGAGCGCCAATGGCGCTCGCCCTTTTTATCTCTTGCTCCATATAACATTCTGCTTTTAGGAGATGCACCACGATCAGGCATTGAATAGCCATGATGATTTAAAACGGTCACTTCCAGCCCTTTATGTTCCAATGCTGGGAGCACTTCAGGAGAAATAGGACGAAAAGGCATAATAAGGTGCAATAAACATCATTAGCTTACCACAAAATTATTTAAGGTAACAATGAAAGCGAAAGAGATTTAAAGCACCTTATGAATGACGACCTTGTGGTCTACCTGCTCGTACGGTGCTAAGCGAAAGGAACTTAAGACCTTTGCTTTTCCCATAGACCTGCTTAGCCAGAAGCGCCGCAGGACGGAAGGTTTCAGACTTCCTAGGCGCGTAGAAGCGATTTGAAAGTCTTCGGGACGATCCTACTTCCCCCCACCAAGCTCAAATGTGCCAGTCAAATAATTGGCACATAAACTTTAACCAAACCCTTTAGCAAAGCCTTTAGCAGCAGCAGGCTCTTCCTCTTCCTCTTCATCAGCATCATCAGGCAAGATCACGGTGAAAGGCATATCGAGGGGAGCTGCTATCGGATCGAGGGGAGCTTCCCATGGATCGAGGGGAGCTGGAGCTGGCTGATTGATGATTACCACAAAAAGGATGCAATGGTTAATAAATTCTAATCGCAATTGTTTTCATTAAAAAAGGCCCCAAAGGGCCTTCGTGAATTGTTTTGTCTAGCTACTTAAAAGAACTCTTCCACTACTTCCTTCTCTTCTATATCAGGACCAGCCCATTCTGCTGCTGCATAATCCCACGAATGGTAGAGCCTAGTTTTTTCTCCATTGGGACCAGTTTGAAAGCTAGCGGTGATTAGGCCTTGACGGCGAGCAACTTCCAGCATCTTGCCTGCAGTAGATAACTCAACGCCTGCCAGCATTGACACTTCAAGCCTGGTAAAGCGCTGGTTCTTGCGACGCTTAACAGCACCAACACATTGCTCTAGCTCGTTCAAGGAGCCACTTAATGGCCCCATATAATGCCAGCCATAGTTCAACGAATCGCGTTGCAGCATATGCTTTCCAGTGAGGCCGCTTCTGCTTTTCGTCCATTCAAAATGAAACTGGTTTGGATCACCACAATTATCGGGACGAGTAAGCTTCACCACTTCACTTACATTATCAACAAAACTGCTTGAATCTCTAGTGCCGCCACTTTTATTTAAATGGTGCAAAATGCAAATGCTAACTTTATATTTATTTGCGATATCACGAAGGCCATAAATCACATCGCCTGCATTACTACGAACTAAATCAACTTCCATGCCTGCAAGGCAAGCCGTTAATGAATCAATGGCAACAAACAAAGGGCGATGTTTCCTAACGTATTCTTCTAATTGATTTATGTGGCCAAAACGCCAATTCTCCCAAAAGGCAATAGTGCCTTCTTCTAATCCTGCTTCCCTATAACCAATAACGTTTAGTTTTTCGCTGGTATCAACTAATGGCTCATCTGATTGGATAATTAAGCTTTTTCCTTTCATGCATCGTCTGCCGCTCCATTCTTGCCCTAATGCAACATTTAAAGCCCAGTTATAAATTAAAGTTGATTTACCCGTGCCGCCTGATGCAGCAAGCAACATCACGCTTCCTAATGGCATGATGCCTGCAATTAACCATTCCCTGCATTCTTCAGAATTTGCAATGGTAAGGGCATCAATTGTTTCAATTTCTTCACGGCCATAAATGCGATATTTTGCATCTTCAATAATTTTATCAATATTCTGTTGACTCATCTTTATGCCACGTTGCTCTAACCATGATGTAAATTCATAAACAGTGCGGGCATCATTGGCGTAAAGCCCAACGAAATTTTCAATGGTGGCAATAATTTCTTCATAAGATGGCTTACCATCTTGCCCTTTGTGACGGCTAGTTGTAATTGAAGCTAATAAATCATCCTTATCAACACCTTCTGTAATGTAATCAGCTAGGTCTAATCCATTGCCACTAGGAAGATTTCGCCATTCCCATGATTTTGGGTCTGCATATAACCATTGAGCACCAGGATTATCAGTTTCAATTTCACGCATAAATGCGATACCTTGCTCATCACGATCAGGCGCAAGCACTAACTTATGTTGTTTAAATAATTGCGAATAATCACCATTAGTGCGATATTGTTTGCTGCCACCGAGGAAAGTAACTGATGGTAAACCAACAGACCACACCGCTTCACAAGTAAGTTCACCTTCTACAATTACTATTGGCAATCCACTTTCTTTACTAAATTCAATTGCTTTATTATATTTATAAGGCAGTATCCCAGCTTTTATTTCTTGTAATTGCACCTTATGGTTGGGGACGGTATTATCAATGGTTGGGAAATTTTGCCAAATGCGTTTAGTGCCGCTGGTGTCATCACGATGCACCACCACCACTTCAGTGCCCGTTTTATCGAAATAAGGGAATGAATACGATTGTGCAATACGAGGAGGTTTTTCCCATCGCACCATGGGCGCAAGCTTGTCGCGGATTTCTGCCCGGTGAGCTGGACTCGGATCGTTAAAACATGAGTAGGCACCATTGGTTTTATTTATCGAAAAATCGTTACCACCACAGGCCGGACAAATAAATTTGCTTTTATCTTCTTTACTGCTGGTTAGCTGGTCTACGTGATCAAGAATCGAAAAGGTCATTCGGCGCAAGGAATTGCATCCACCATCATTACAGCAATATCAGCGGCTTGCAAGGTATTGTGGCCATAAGCGATCCTTATGAAAGAAATGGTGGCAACGGCTTGCTGAAGCGGTATTGTGGGCATGATCTTCGCGCTAATCATGCCAAAAAGCCCTTATGACGGTGGCAAGCATCGCCGCCATTTCACCCTTTCAGATCAGGCATACAATCACCTCACTGCTATTGCAAGCGATGGTGATCTGTCACGATCTGAAGCTTTAGAACGTCTCATTCGTTCCTGCCCTATTTTTGAGGGCAATGCCACGCTTTCAAATGGCGTCTGGCCGTTAATCATTGATCATTCCCTGCCATCCCCCTGCATCCCATGACAATCCACGAATTGATTACAGCTCTTACTGCCGCCACTCAAACAGTGCCTCAAGACACTGAAGTGCTATTGAGTTTTGAACCAAATGCCATGAAAGAAGGCTTTGACTGGGAACACGTTGAGACCATTTCTGACGTGAGAGTTTGCCCCCATTGGCCCCTACCTGGCACCAGCGTTGTAGTAGAAGAACATGAAATACCATCAAAAGTTATTTTGTTTTACGACCTTTGTGATAATTGCTACGAATGACTAATTCCTCTTCTTATTTTCTTTACGATCCTAAATTCATGCAATCACCTGCTGCTGCCTCTATGTCTGACCGAATGAATGGCATTTTTTCTCCTTTGGAAATCTTGCCTGAAGCTTTCACTAAAGCTTATGAGCTTGCTATTGGCGAACATGTTGAAAAGAATTACAAAGGGCTTTCCTATCTTTCGTGGCCTTTTGCTTTTCGTTATTTAAAAGAACAATTCCCAACACTATTTGTGGCATTTGAAGAAAGCACAATGGGATGGCCAGTATTTGGTCAAACTGGCTGCTGGTTATTACGTCCATACCTGACTGATGGATGTCGTCGCACCCCAGCTTTAGTGTTTCCCATTATGGACAACAGGCATAATGCAGTGAAAGAACTTGATGCTCGTCAAGTAAGCGACAACATCCAACGAGCAAGCGTTAAATGTATTGCAACTTTTACTGGTTTAGGGCTCAAGCTTTATTCTGGTGAAGATATCCCTAAGAGTGATGAAACGGAACCTGCCAAACTCCCGCTGCAACAGGAAAGCACGAAGTCTGCTGCGAGGCCAGACACGACGCAAGCACCAGCTACGGAAACTGCTGCAGCTCCTGGAGCAACAGGGATTCCTGCCGCCAGTGGTAGTGAATTTAATGGCAAGGAAGCACTTCTTGGATTCTGTAAGGCCAACCCTTTCGATTACCCACAAGAACGTAACAGCATGATGGCTGGTAAAAAAGCGCTTGAAAACTTAGGACTATCAAAAGGTGATGATATCAAAGATGTAGAGATGTTTGGTAATGTTGTTACTACTATGGTTACAGAATGGATTAAAGAAAAAGAAATAAAGATATCAAAAGCTGCAATGACTACTGAGATCAAAGCATTGCGTGAAGCCTGTTCTGTATCAACAGAGCAAGCATTAAAAGAGGTGGAGGCTTTTGTTGCGGGAAAGCAATAAATCTAGTAGTGGCCCGTTTTTCGCGGGCCTTTACTGGAGCTTATGCCTTAAATGACGATGGTTCTCTTCTCTTTTCTGAAACATTATGACAAAAGCTGAACTTCAACGCATGATCAAGAAGCTAGATGCAGCAAGTGTGTGCTGCTTTGAATGTGGAACTAAATATGGCATATATAGTGTTGGATGCTCATCAGTATGGGAAGCTAAATGTCAGGTTTGCGGTAGCACAAAAAAAGTTACTGAAGCTAGAGATTTTGCTTATTTCGTAACTGGTTTACGTAGTCTTCGTTTACAATTAGCAGCCATTCCCGAAAATAAACAAAGGGTTCCATTTAATGAATAAGATGAACCTTGCTCGATATGAGCCCAGTCGGATCTCGCTTAACGGTAAACGCCATTACACCTGCAGCCAGTTCCCAAATATTCCAGAAGGAATGCTGCTGCCTTCTGTCACCACTGTATTGTCTTCCATGGCACCAGTTGGCAAGATCATGGCCTTGATTAACTGGCGTAAACGAGTGGGAAATGAAGAGGCAAATCGTCGCACCAGGCTTGCTGCTGATCGCGGCACCTGGATGCATGGCGTAATAGAAGATTTATTCAATGGTGAAGATATTGAACACCATCTGGAACGCAAGCCAGAATGGCAACCATATTTCAATGCCATTGAACCCTTCCTTGAACTAATTGACAAGCCATTATTAGCTGAAAGCGCAGTGGCCTGGTGGGGCGGCGATGATGGTCTTGGCTATTCAGGAACGCTTGATCAATTGGCGCTTATGGCTGGTGGCGCTATTGCCTTGATGGATTGGAAAACCAGTTATAAGATTAAACCAGATTATCAACTTGCAGATTACAAAAAACAATTAGGCGCGTATAGTTTGGCAGCAGAACAAATGTATGGTATCGATGTTGAAGCTGCTTATTGCGTGATCAGCGTATACGACCCTGAAGAATCTAGTAGAGAAGCGGAACTACAAATATTGCATATGGATGGCTTCGAGCTGGTGCAGCAGCAGTCCGTTATGCAGGACACTCTTAAGAGATATTTCAATCAGTTCTACCCAGGCGGAAAAGCATTTGCTTTAACGATGGATAAGGGGTAAGATAAGCAAGCCCAACAGGGCATCACCAACACTCCTACGGAGAAACACTATGGCTAACCGCCCCCCAATCACCGCTGCAATCGACCTAACCCCCGAGGTGCTTAATGCATTGAAGAAGGCTGGTCCTAATGAACGCGGTAACTATTCGCTTGATATGGCCGTATGGGTGAACGAAAAGCGCACTTCTGACAAGGCCCCAAACTTGACGGGCAGCGTAAAAGTCAAAGGCGATAAAGATGGCCCGAAAGGCTATGCTTCCGTCTGGCAGAATGACGTTGAAACCAACGACGTTTTCTAAACCATGAAGACTACTGCCATCGTTTTAGTTGTCATTATTTTTGCTGGCTTAAGCGCGGTGGTAGCCTGTTTAGCCGCTTGGGCATTGACTGCCATCTGGCCGTCTTTGCCCTTTTGGCCTGTTGCTACTCTGGCTTGGCTTATTGCTGGTGTTTTTAGTCGTTCCTCTGCATCTTCATCATGACCCTGCTTAATGATAAACAAATCAGCCAATTAGCTGAAAATGACATCTTTCTGCCATTCATTGGTGAAAAACGACGCACCCTTGACAATGGCACAAAAGCAATTTCTTACGGTTTATCACAAGCAGGTTATGACATTCGATTGTCTTCTGTTGAATTTTTAGTTTATGAGCCTTTGTTCACAACAGAAAATTTCTTCGATGGTCCAATAGTTGACCCTAAAAACTATGAAGCCAATGTTGTTGTTGCAACTTTAGAGGAGCAAGAAGATGGCTCATGTTATTTCATTCTTCCTGCTAATACTTACGCCTTAGGTACAAGCCTTGAATTAATATCAATGCCGAATAATGTGTTTGCTTTATGTGAAGGCAAATCTACTTATGGTCGTTGTGGTCTTATTGCTAATATTCTTCCCATTGAACCTGGGTGGACTGGACATTTAACGATGTGCCTAATAAATCCCACCTCAACTCCCATTCGCGTTTATGCAAATGAAGGCATTGCACAACTTGTGCTTTTTGGTATTGATGAAACCAGTAAGCCATATGAAGGCATTTATCAGAAACAATCGTCTAGGGTACAATTCGCTGCAGTTTAACCATTGAGCGCTCTTGAAGATCAATTCCTTAATCTTTGGCAATTTCGGTTTCCTGATTTAATTCTCGAAAGAGAATTTTCTGATATTCCAGCATGGGAAGCTGATTATCAAAAGCGCTATTCCAAAAGTAAACGTTCAAAAAGGTATCGTCTTGACTTTGCTCACACCAACAGTTGCACTGGCATCGAAATCCAAGGTGGCGTTTACATTCGTGGCCGTCATGTCACTGGCAGCGGTTATGAGCGTGATTGTTGCAAATATAATCTCGCGTACACAAGCAACTGGACGATCTTCCTCTTGACTAGCCAAATGGCCAAGGAAGCCTCATGGCTTTCATTGATTGCCGCTCACATCGCATCTGCTCAATAGTATTACCAGCTTGAATCATTAGTTCTTCGGCAGCTTTTAAATCTCTATCACGACCATCTAAGGTTTGACGAAGTTCAATATTTTCTAGCATTATGCTTTGAAAAGCTGTTTGCATTGAACACCACCCCTGCAACAAATTTAAAGCTACAGGCTTTAGTTGGTCAATGTCTGAACAATCATGAATGGCGCGTTTATTTACCGTTAAAGCAAATTCACGTTCTGTAGAATGTTCAAATGGTCCCATAGTGGCAATATATTTCCGTCCATTGTAATTCATTTCTACTGGGATACTGTATGAAGCCATGGCAAAACGCTTTTCTTTTGTTACTAGGCTACAGCTAAACGATGGGCGTAAGCACTTTGTACGTACCGTGGAGAATGGCGAAAAAGCCGAAATTATGCATCCGGTTTCCCGCCGTTATGCTCTCGCCAGGCTTCCTAAAGGCTATGAATGGACCATAGGAGAACGAGTGGTGCTAATTGCTTATACGGCTGCTGGCCCAGTTCCCACTGCAATATATGGACTATTCGCAGGGCTGACGACAGGAAGCAATGGAAGGAAAGCGGCAATTATCAAATGGGATGAGGAGCAAGGTTTAATTTCTGATATAGTTGCAATGCAACGCATTCGCCCCGTTTCTTGCATTCCAAAATGATCGTCCATGAATCTTTACTTGACCCCCTTAACGATGGTAAAAGTTCTTTATGTTTAGTCGATTCAATGGGAAATAGCTTGTCTGTGGTTAATGATGCCAGACAATCTTTTGATTCCGAAAGTATTGAATGGACAGAACGTGACGGTAAGCTTTTACGTTATCTTGCAAAACATCACCACACATCCCCTTTTCGTGGGGTGGTATTTAAGTGGGCAGTGAAAGCACCATTATTTGTGGCAAGGCAATGGTGGAAACATACAGTGGCATCTACTTATGTTGATGATCAATTGGGCTGGAATGAAAAAAGCTTTCGTTATTGCACAGCAGAAGAAGCTGAATTTTATGTGCCATGGGAATTTGCTAAGCAAAGCGAAAGCAATCGCCAAGCTTCTGCAGGCCCACTAGATAGCGAAAGCCAACAGTTGGCCCTTAGGCAGTATATCGTTGCATTAGAGGCGTCTAAGCAAGCCTACGAAGCCTTGTTGCTGATTGGTGTGAGCAAAGAGCAAGCTAGAGCAATACTGCCTGCTGCGCTGTATACAAGCTTCACTTGGACGTGTAGTTTACATGCACTATTCCACTTCATTTCATTACGAAAAGGTCATGGTGCTCAAGGTGAAATCATGCTTTACGCTGAAGCCTTATTAACGCTTGGCCGTCAAGTTGCTCCCGAAGCATTTGATGCTTTTGCTGAAAACAATTATCAATTTTAATTATGTCCGATCCCATTCGTCCTTTGCATTACACTTCTGGTCGCATTGAATGCATAGAATCAATTGAAGCTTCCATGACACCACAAGGATTTAAAGGATTCCTTAAAGGTAATTGCATTAAATATTTACATCGTTACGAAAATAAAAACGGTAAAGAAGATTTACTAAAATGCCAATGGTATTTAGAGCAATTATTAACTTACCTTGATCGTGAAGATATTTTTAGAAGATCAATTGAAGAAGCTGCAAGTATTGTTTTAAATGCTCCTGTTGATCCTGATGCTTACATGGTGCAACGTCACGGCCCACCAGAGCGCTTATCTTAATTAAACCATTTGCCATCTTCCCATTGGAAATGGAATGATTGGCATATCTTTTTCATGTAATGGCAAAGCTCGCTGTGTTGCTTCGCACCAAGCTTCCCAGTCTGATAAATCAGTATGAGCACTAACAAAACTATTATTATAAATCCAACTCATTAATACTTCTTCGCGAGATTGCGACCAAAAACGTTGAGGACGCCACCATTCAAATAGTGGTGAATTGCCCTTATTTGCATTGCAATCTAAGCATGAAGGTGAATTATTCCATTTTGCAAAATGTGGTCCTCCTTTACTTTTTGGTATGATGTGATCAATAGTTAGTTTTTCAGTCCATTTCCCGCAGTAAGCGCAAGCACAATGTCCTAATGGTCCTTTCGTTGGGAAATCTTCAAAGATGCTCTTTCGATATCGACGTTTTGCATCACCGGGACGTAATTCAGAAAGCGAATGGAGGAGTTCTTCAGGCCCATTGCTTATCCCCATGGTGATATTTGATTGGCTTGTTTTAAGCTTAAAGCCTAATTTAATTGATGGTGGAAGTTGTAGAATGAATAAAAGGATTGATTTATTGTCATGAAAGACTGGCAGGCAAAACTTGCGGATTTTGCGGTGGTGCTTACTGCCGGGATGCTTCTTGCCACTGGCAGCATGATGATGAGCGTAGGACATCAGCAAGTGAAAATCACCACTCAAGTGGAAAATATCACGGAAAAGCTTGATGTATTAACCGAAAGCATGAAAGGATTAGAAGAACGTGTACGCTCTTTAGAAATAAAGCGCTAAACTTTATCTAAACGCTTTTTATTCTTATGGAACCAATTCAATGGTTTATTATTGGTGGCATCCTTGTTGCTGCTGCAGACCAAATTCTTGACAATTCCCCATGGAAAAGCAACAACATTTTGCAATTGATCATGGATACGCTTAAAACTTTCTTTCGCGCCAGCAAGTGACTACTATTGCCAACACTTGGCAAGGTGTTAGCCTCTACTCTCAAAAGGTAGGGGCTAAATTTCCTGACTTAGTAGCAGCTCAATGGGCGGTGGAAAGTGGCTTTGGGCAGCACTTCTCTGGTGCAAACAATCCATTTGGCCTTAAAGGGCATGGAACAAAACGTACCACACAAGAATGGTACGATGGTCAATGGGTAACAATTCAAGACGGCTTTATTGATTTCCCTAGCTTAGCTGTTGCCATTGATTATTTAGTTAAACATTGGTATAAGGATTGGCAATCATATAAAGGAATAAATAGAGCAGCTAATCGTTATGCTGCTGCTCGTATGTTAAAAGAACAAGGTTATGCTACTGATCCCGATTATCCGGTAAAGTTATCAAAATTGATGAAAGAATACGCCCCTGAAACTGCTACTCCCATTGAGCCTAAAATTATGACTGTTATTGGCCCTAAAAGACGCCCTCAAGATTTTGGTTTTAAAGCTGGTGATCATCATTTAATCGTGAATGATTTTGCGGAAACCATAAAAGCTTTTTCTTTTAGTGGAACGTTTCTATGGACAATTCCTTGCTTAGCTCGTGGGCAATATTCAGATAAAGAATGGACGCTTACTAATTCTGACACTCCTCCAGGTTTATATCGCATTGGTGCTATTTATCGTGATTACGAGCAAAATGGTAATAATCCTGGATACAATCGCACCTTAATGAGTTATGGCTGGTATAGCTTGGACATGGTGGAATTAGAGAATCAAGAAGCTGGTAATGGCAGGGCTGGAATCATGATTCATGGTGGTGGCAGTGCTTGCGGATGGCCTGGTGCATGGGCACCAAATCAGCAATTGTTCTCTACACATGGATGTGTACGTTGCAAAAACATTGATCTTCGTGATAAAATTGTACCATTAGCAAAAACTGGAGCAATATTTGTTAGTGTTTACCAAGAAGTATGAACAAGGATGTTCCATTTAATGCAGCATGTTATGAGCTTGTTTCGTTTGCTATTAGCAAATGGCCTAAGCTTGCTTTTAATCCATGGGTAAAAGCTTTATTGGCTTGGTGCAAGGATGATTGGGCTCAATGGAAAACAAAACAAACAATAAAGAAAGTAGATGAGCAAGTCGTAGTTTTAGTGAAGCAATGGGAAAAAGAAGAACGGGCTGTAATTGCAACAAAGCTTGCAGAGAAGGCTCAAGAGCTGTTCCCTGCTGCTGAAATCACGCCTATGCCCAATGCCATCGTTCCTTCTGTGATGATCGTTCACGAGGCTCCTGATAGTGCTAGCGATGGAGTGAAAGCTTTAGGTGGTGAATTACGTATCACTTGGACTTTAGATGGCTTAAGCTGAAACAAGATATCTTGTTTTTATGGAAATCATTGTTGGCTTAATAATGTTTTCCTTGGGAATGACTATGGCAAGTCGCATGTATCGTCATTGCGTTCATCAATATCATCCTTCTTGTAAAGCTTCTGTTCAGCTTCAAGACCTTGATGGATAAGATTATGCAATTGCATATAATATGTCAGTCCATCGCCATATCCAAGTCCAAAAATATCATACATAGCGTAACGATATGAGCCTCGATCTTGTACATCTGCTTTATGTATAAGCTTTGTGATTTGCCTAAATGCTTGACTTTTGGCATCATCATTCAAGCTGTCCCACCAAGCATCATCTTGAGCTTTTTCTAGCATTTCATTTTGCAACCATGCTTTACGCAATTGTTTCAGTTCAGGAGAATTTATACATTCAGCTACAGATTGACCATCATTTGACGTAGCGTCTCCCATTTCAAGGCTTCATTCTGATGATAATCATACCACCCGTCAATAGCTTCAAGCATTCCTTCGCGAGCTTTAGCCGGCCCTTCATGCATCAATTCTTGCAATGCCTCAGAAATTAATTCCACTTGCGCCTTGTAATGGTCGTCCATAGCGATGAAGCATGAAGCCATAGCTTACACCAATTTTCTCCATCCCAGTAAGCCAGTAGCATTTTCGGAAGAGCTGCATTGCAAAGTTAAAATTAATATGTCGCTAGTGTTATCAATGGTTTGTCCTAACGATAATGCCAGTCCACTATCAGGGCCTTGTTGGAGCAATTGCCCACGATGATCAGCTTCAATATGCGTTTCAAATTGTTCACCATTAGCTTTAATTTGACCCATAGTGCCTCTTGGTAAGAAAAATTAAAACTCGCCGCCATCAATAGTAATACCACTAAAAGTAACATTACTCAATACTCGTCCGCTAGAAACATTTTTTGTCTGCAAGACTTTCTTTCGATGGTAATCATTACGCCCACGGCCCCACAGATGTGTTAGATCCAGCAGCGCCAATGGGCCAGATTGACATGCAGGAACCGGCAAGCGTCGAATAAGCGCCGCCAGGCGCTGCGCTCAACGTGTACTGAGGAAGAAACGTTCCACTCGCACTTACGCTGACCGTGCCAGATATCTTCGCGATAAATGTTTCCGCTGCTGATGCAATAGCACCTGTTAAAACAAAAGCTGCGGCTAGAGTAGAAAATGAATGCAAAGCATTGAACTGCGTCATTGCTGACGCAGTTAAAGCCGAATCAATGCGGTTCCATCTAATCCCATAAGCAATGTTGTTGATGGTGGCAGTGCCGCCAAAACCAACACTGATTGTATGAGAAGTAGCGCCTGTTGTTTTCTGGAGAATAAAAAACGCCTCTATTGCGTAAATAGTGCTTGCCGACAATGTTACGCTAACACCGAACACTGACTGGGCCGTGTTGACACTGCTGCCAGCCAAGCCACTATTGAGCCGATAGAACATCATCGACGGCGATACACCACGCGCTGCTGGCGTTGAATAAATTACTTTGCCGTCGTACTCCACTGCGCCAGCCGCTACTGTAGTTAAGTTGGTGCCTGATTGCAACTTCAACGGTGCGTTAGACGATGTGCCTGCCGGCAGAATGATGGGCGTAAGAAAGTTTTTGCTCATCAGCCAATTACAACGACGCGATAAGCATCAGAACTGGGGGCTGTAGCAAAAATAATGGTCAACGTATTTGTGGTGGTGTGCGCTACGTCAGTTATTACTTCTTCGTAATTACTGGCGTTGTAAACAGTTACATGCACATCACGGCTCGCCAGGTTATGAGTAATTGTGTAGCTGGTTGCACTGCCATCTCCAATACTGACGGAGAATTTCTTGATGCGGCCAGACCAAGTGGCTAATTTCAATGGGGTAACAATACGTGCATCGTCGGTGCCTGCATCGGTTTCAGCTTGCGTGGCAAGTTCTGCAATACCTGCGGTACTTTCACTTGCTGATGGTGCTGATGTACCAAAAGCAACCCAACTAATAGTGCTTGAATCAATCGTGCCGTTTATTTGATCTTGCCGCCAAGTGGTAGCAGCAGATGTGCCCTCTTCTACTGTTAAAACTGCTTGTTCTAATTCTGCAAATGTACTGGCATCAAGCGAACGTGTCATTGCAACGGCGGCACCGTTCCAGATATAAATTCCGTTTTGTGATGTAGTGGTCTGCGAACGCACTAATACTCGATCCTGACTAGCCATTGTGATGGCATCAATCGTAGCGCCAGGGCTGCTTAGGTTTAAGTTGGCTTGAGTGGAAACACGAACTGAATCCTTCCAAGCCAAGCCTTCCACTAGAGAATCGACATATGATTTCGGCACCCCGTCGCCACTTGCTGACGGTGTCGGCAAATTAATTACTTTGGATACTGACTGGAAATCAAAGTCTGTAAAGATTTTTTTAGCCATTTCAAGTCAATCTGGCAAAGCCAGCGGTGGACGCTGTTAACAGTATAACTGTTTGATTGATACTTGTATGAGATACTTCGACTTGGATTTGCTGGCTGCCGCTGTCGTACACGTCAACACTGGGCTTAAACCCTAGGTTATGGTTAATAGTCCATGACGATGCCGACGAAGGCTGCGTAAACACAAAACCTGCACCTGCGGTGCCTTGCGGGCCAGGTGTTATTAGCTCAATAATAGTTGTCAAAGGCCGCTGGATAATAACTTGACTGGCCTCTTCTGTTACCAATACTTGAGTATTTGCGCTACCACTAACAATGATTTCCATTATGGCCTCCCAGTAAGGCCAAGATTCAAGAAAGCAGCACCTTCAAGGATATAATATTTAGTTCCGCCAGGTTCAGTTATTAAGACATCATATTGTCCATCCCCTGAAATTGTTGCAGTGCCAGAAGCGGGAATGGAAAGCTTGAATTGTCCCGAAGCTTGCACTGTCCATGATTGCACAAAATTAGCAAGTAAAGTACTGCCGAGACGATCAAATACTTTACCTGCAACTGTATAACCACTCATTACCAATGGCAAACCATTACTACCTTTAAGCTGTACATTAAGCTCAAATGTAGCACCTTGATGAATTGTAATATCGTAACGACCGGGTTCAATCACACGTCATCACTTTCTATTTTCTCCATCGTAGCAATGATTTATTGCATTGTGCAATTATTACCCTTTACCTTGGCCTCTCATTGGCTTTTTGCCTTTTCGCCTTGGACGTGAATTTTGTCCTTGCCCAATTGAAGTTAATTTAGGCGCACTAGGCTTATGGTCACGCTTGAGCCCTGCACTGCCGCCTTTGCTTTTTACTGCCATGTTTTTACTCTACTGGCTCAGAATCCCGAGGAGGTGCTGCTATTTCCAAAGGAGGTGCTGCTGCTATTGCTAAAAAACACCATCCCATCAACAAGAGAAGGCTCAGGGACAGAATTCCAATTACTGTAATCACTGGTAATGTACGCCGCCAATTCAGCGGTAGTGGTGGTTTGATTGATCAATGCAATTTTACCACTTGATGCAGTGCGAATGGCTTGGCGGTCTGCCTTAGTAGAAATATCCATGGGCCTGCCGTTGTCAGCCTCACGAATAACCTGCCAATCAGTTGGCGCAAGCAAGGTGTTTGCCGTGGTACGTGTCTGGGCGACCCACTGCTCCACCAGTTGCTCGTGGTCTTTTGGTAGTTCTGGCCCCCAGTAAAACCGCTGATCGTATGGAGCGGGATCGGGCTCTTCAGTAATTCCAATAGCAGCTTTCTCCTCAGAACTTGATAATCTCAGCCAATTTGCTGGGTACTGAGTACCGTCTGGCGTTACAAATGCTGAATCAGGGCTGAGAGGACGGTCGTTTAACAGAAACATTACTAAAATGCGGTTAAGCTTTAAAGAGTCTAGCATTCGCAATCATTAGGCTCCATTGCATTAGAAATACTAATTTGACAATGGAATGCCGAAATCCTATGCTTTATATACCCTTGCAACCATTCTATGCCCACCCTTATTGAAGCGTGGAACCAGTTCAAAGCAGAACGTGCTATCAGTTTATGCGCTACAAGCTTAGTTAGTGATTATCGACAGGTAACCAAATGGTTAACAAAATGCCCAATTCAAGATTTAGAACAAGGAAGACAAATCTTAACCTGGGTGCTGAGTCAGGAACCCACCAAATCAGCTCGACGTGTATCTATGTATGTAAAAGGATTATATAAATGGGCGTCTAGTGAGGATGTTCAATTAATTTCTCGTAACCCAGTACTTACCTTTCGTATGCCTAAAGCTCCACAAAAAGATGAAGATATTATTGTTATTCCCAAAGCGGAAACGCAAATTATTTTAGATGCGTTAAAAGGAAAGGGAAGAAGATCTGCTGCTAATTGGGCGGCTTATGCGGAATTTATGTTACAGACAGGAATGCGTACTGGTGAAGTAAGAGCTTTGAAGTGGGGCGATATTGATGAAGGAAGAGTATTAGTTCATGCAAATTACACGCTTACGCACGGGTATAAACCTTCCACTAAAACAAATAAAAAACGCTCTGTTCCATTAAATACTCGTTGCATTGAAATTCTTTCACAACAATCAAGTGATACGGAATATATTTTTCCATATAATCGGTATGCTTTTCAAAGCTGGTTTTATGACCGCATGAAAGAAGCACATAGCACTGGTTTAATTTCACATCGTTATCGTCCATATGACTTGCGTCATTCAGCAATTACTCGCTGGATCGAAGCTGGTATTCCAGTAGCTCAAGTAGCGCAATGGGCAGGAAACACTGCAGAAATGATTTGGAATCACTATTGCGGTGTCACGGAAGAATCAGAAATGCCAATTATATAAAACTTTTCAACTTGTTATTGATGCCTTGGGGCATCACGAACGTTATTTATGATGCCTGAAGTTACCAAAAGTAGTGGTGTTGACTTATCGGTTTTGTGGATCACGGATTAGCACCTAGCAATCTTATGGGTCACGAAACGCCAATCCGTTAACGACAAAATACGGACGTGCTCATAACTCGTAGTGTGCGGGACTTATAGGGTAAACCCGTCGATTTCCACGGGTTAGAAGACGTGTCCCCTACGAGGCTACCGCGCTCTTGAGTAATTGAACGGGGCTTCGGCAAATGCTGCGTAGATGTAGGTGGCGCCAGATCCGTTGGTCCCATCACCTGTGTTTCGCACCTTAAACCCGTTAGAAAGGAGGTCGATTGGATACGCATCTGTGACTTCCGCAACAGATGAATTTGGGAAAAGCACAGTTCGGTTTGAGTCGTTATACGGCTCTCTCGCGTAGTCCCTTACCTCCCAGCCCTGGCCAGAAGTAGATGATTGTTTGATCAGCAAGTAACTCGGCCTAAACCCGGTATACACAAAACTGCCGTCCGAGCTGCCATTTCCGACATAACTTCCGAAGCTAGAGTACCCGACTACGGGGCTAAATACATACGCGACCATGTCGCCTTGGTTGTTACTATTGCCTCCAGTTCCGTAAGTCCCAAAAACAGTAGAACTTGGTTCAGACGTTCCCCAGTAATTTGCAACATTAGCTGCAGCGCCAGTGCCATTTAAAACAAGAAGATTGTCTTTTCCGAGTGAACGATGATATACGACCCAATCAACAGCGGCTGTTCTAGATTTAGCAATAATTAAAGATGGTGCAGCGCCTAAACCATGTCCCACTGTGGGGGCGCTTGCGAAAGAGTAAGTAACCACGCTAAACCCAGCAGTTGCATTAGCCCGCACCTGACTAGTGATGCTGCCTTGTGTGTTGGATACGGTTGAGGTGCCTGCGTCCCACGCCCAGCCGACGTAGGTTTGACCGCTTGCATTAACGGAACCCACATAAGTAACATCACCAGACATTGACCATCCATCTGCTGTAAAAGCAGTCGGCCCAGTTGGTTCTGTGTACTCTTGAACAGTCATACTGGAACTAAGAGTTTTAGTTGCTCCTCTGACTGAATCTATAAGAGTGTGGTTGTATGCTGTACTTCGTACTTTCATCCACACTAAATCTGGGCTAAATGCCAACCCAGTAATAGTTTTTGCTGCACCATTGCCCGTATAAGTTGTTACATCCATCACCGTATTAGACTTCGTGACTAATGGGGCTGGCAGGTTCTGTGTGCAGAGTGCTTTGAAGCCTGATGGTGCGGTGTAGGCAAATGCGCGTTGGCCGAAGTTGGCAATCCATGTTACTGTTGTACCTTGAAAGAATGGAAAGTATTGTATTGCAGCACTTAAACTTGAGTACGCTGCGCCAAGAGATGTACCATTCTTATAAAAAGTAATTGTCCCTGTATCCATATCTACAGCAATACCAATCAAGTCATTGGTTGTGTAAGCACCACCATAAGCACCACTACTGCCCCAACCATTGATAGCCACATATCCGCTAAATTGATATAAAACGCCAGTAAGTGCACCACCCGCTGTTAATGCTGTTGAACCTGTTGCAATACCTATATTGCATCCACTTCCAACAGCACCTAGAAGTGTTTCCCAATACCATTTACCTGACGATGGAATCGCAAAAGTTGCCCTACCGCAATCTGGACCTCCGCCCGACTCAGTAAACTGTAAATTTCCGTTTGACAATCCGATAGAAGAGCCCTTATCTATGGGATTAAAAGTGCAATAGTTGCCTCTCACCTCGCCGCCCACACCGGTGTCGGTCCCGTAATTAGTGGGGGAGTCTACGAGGGAATCGTTGCCTGCTGGTGTTATGTTTACCAACTGCACTCCATCTACTCTTACTTGAAAGATAATCCCACGTTGAGGTCCATCTGATTGCACAGCAACACTGGTAAGAGTTCCACTTCCGGTTAAAGCAGTTCTCCATGCGGCATCATTAATATTATTACCATTAGGAAGACTTGGAACAGATATCCCATTAACGTAAACAGGGGCACTTCCGTTGGTAGAACATACAAGAACCTCTACCAAAGAAGAATAAGCTTTGGTGACTGCAAAAGTACCAGTAGCAACTGTATTGTCATATGAGTATAGACCAGCCGGATTCCCTTGTATTAGCAATTGAGCCCAAGTTCCTTGAAGGTTAGTGTTACTGGCTGGGGTATACGTTGTAGATGTTGTGGCGACAGATAAATTATTCGGCGTAAAGTTGTTCCCGTTGGGACTAGAATCTTTCCCTAATGTGGCGGCAGTGTTGTTGGAATTATCAGCGAACAAAAGATTGAAGCCATTCGTTCCGTAAGTGCCGGTGTATGTTTTTGGTATGAGTTGCCCAGTAGTGGCATCGGTTTCGGTGAAGCTGCTGGGGGTAAGTGCTTGACCGTCGATGAAGTGGATGTTGGTTAGGTAGCCGTTGAAAAACCGATTTAAACCGTCAGGATTTCTGCCAATTTCATGAGTTATGGTGTTGTTAATATCAAAATCGTCGTTCTGAGTTATCGAAACATTTGTAGACCAAGTAGTGACTTCAACTCCATTAATATAAAGTCG